CGTTACAGATGGCCGCCTTTCATCATCCAAAGAGTTTATGTGGGTCCGAACAAATCAGCGCATGGCCCAGCAAAGACTTAAAGACCCGGACAGTGCAAAATTCGGTGACGGAGACCGGGTGTCGTACACATCAGGCAAGCCAATCGTTTGTGGCACCGTAAACGCCAAGAACTCGTTCGGTGCCTACCCCGGCCCCGCCCGCTACATCGGCGGCGGTGACGTTCTAGGCATCATCATGGAGGGCGATATCCAAGACTTTGACGCCTTGTGGCAGAAGCTCTGCTAATCGTTAATTATTCATCCCGTGGGGACGGGTATAAGGGGGAAATATGCGTTGGGGAATTGTGGCGGCCACAATGTTGCCAGTACTGGCAAGCTGCTCGCTGGTGGAAAGCAGTAGTGATAAAGCTGTGAAGGCCTGCGAGGTCTTCATCAAGGATGGGTTGCGGTCACCCGCCACTTATAAACTCATCAAGGCAACCACTGATGACCCACGCACAGATAAAAGCATTCGCTCTGTGTTTGTGGAGTATGATGCCAGCAATGCCTTTGGCACGCCAATCCGCGCAATTGAGCAATGCTTGTTCGAGGCCGATGAAAACGGAGGGCTGCCAGATTCCGCGAGCATGAACCTGAGTGCTGCGATGGCCAGAACGACAGCCGCCGCGAAGGGCCTTCGGGAGCAAAGCCAAGGCCGTAAAGTGGTGTTATCGGATCCGCTGGACGACCTGTTCACTTGCTGCTTGCCCGAGGAAAAACGCGAGCTTGCTATCAAGCAATACCAAGACGAATTGGCCTGCCAAACGAGCGGCAAAGCGGTGTGCAAATTCCCGTACTCGCCGCTTTGAACACTAGGCCCACCCAATAACCCCCGCCCGGTAGAGGGGGTAAGAATAACAACGGAGAGGAAAATGGTCGCAATCACAGAGGTCAGCGCGGGGCTCGCGAGCTTGAACGCCATCAAAACAATCGCTCAAGGCATTTCGGGCAAAATGGATGCGGTGAAGGCGCTTGAGATAAAATCCGAGCTACTCGGCTTGGTCATTGACGCTCAAGAGGCCTCTTTCGCGCTGCAGGAGCAAAAAGCGGCGTTCACGAAGCGCATAGAGCAACTCGAAGAAGAAGTTGCGCAACTGGAAAGCTGGACCGCAGAGGCGGAAGGCTATGAGCTTCGTGACACGGGAATGGGATCGCTTGCCTATCATACGAAGGATGAAGAAAACCCAACGCGTCCACCGCATTGGATATGCCCCCACTGCTATGAGGATCGAAAGAAATCGATACTCCATCCCTACCACGAGAAAGTGGGGCGTGAGGAGTTTTTGATCTGCCACCCTTGCGGTTTTAGGATCAAGACCGTTGGCTACGGCTCCGTCAGTCCAAGCATATCCCTGACCAGATCGTGATCGCAACTCACTCATAATGGGCCGCCTCACCAGGACCCGACACCTTCACCCTTGGGTGGATACTCTGGGCGATCACCTAGCGGCCTTCGCAAATAGATAGGCCGGCCCATACCGATCACCCAATGTTCTTCATAATAATACCCCACCCCCGGATCCACACGATCTGGGGGTAGAGGCGCTTGAGGATTTCCCGTATGCCTGACAGCTTCCGTGACCGCATCGCCCTGCTCCTTTGGCGGGACCGCGACGGCTATGATCCGGCGACTGGTTGCGTGGGTGATAGCCAGAACATATCCCTCCGCACGCGGTTCAGGCAGTTCAAGTCTTGGTTTTGCAAAGGCCTGCGCAACCACTGGCGCTTCTGGATCACCACCACCGTGGCCATCTGCGCGCTGATTGCCGCCATCGCGCCGCTGTATCTGAACATCGCCAAACCCGCACAAAAGATGGATGCGAGCACCAAAGAGCTGCTGCGTGAATGTCTTAAGCAAAGCGATTGCGCTGTCAGAATTGAGATAGTCAGGAAGTGACACGATAACGTCGTCGCCGGGCACTACTTTAATCGGAGTGAGTACCGGCGCTTTAGTAAACTCGCGCGCGACCGTTTGGCGTCGAAACCATCCGAACATAAAAACCTCCCAGCCCGTCTCGGGCCACACCCCCACATAGCACGTGGGATTCGGGGGTGCGAGGGCAATTTAGGCATCATTGCTTATTTTAGGCTTGACTGCATAGGCAGGTCTGCCTAATTTAAACCCATCACGCAGCCGATCTCTCCCAACAAGGAGACGAAGAAGCTGCCGCACCGATGGGAGCAAATCATGGCAGACGCCCAACGCAAGTACGAGCTTCTCACACACGACACCGTTAAAACACTGGGTGGGCGGACACTGTTTCGCATCCGCGCTCTTGTCGCGATGGCAGCAATCGGGGTCGCCGCTGGCGATCTTGGCGGATACATCGAAGCCGAGAAGAACCTTTCGCAGGTCTACGGCAATGCGTGGGTCTACGGCAATGCGCAGGTCTACGGCAATGCGGAGGTCTACGGCGATGCGCAGGTCTACGGCAATGCGGAGGTCTACGGCGATGCGCAGGTCTACGGCAATGCGGAGGTCTACGGCAATGCGGAGGTCTACGGCGATGCGCAGGTCTACGGCAATGCGGAGGTCTACGGCGATGCGTGGGTCTACGGCAATGCGCAGGTCTACGGCGATGCGCAGGTCTACGCTCGCGACCACCTTGGGTGGCTCTCGTGCGTAGGCAGCGAGAATGGCACGCTCTGCTGGTTTATCCAGAAAGACGGGTCCATTCGTGTCAATCGCGGTTGCTTCTCCGGCTCGCTGGAAGAGTTTCGCAGCGCCGTTGAGAAAACCCACGGCGATAGCCCGAATGGGCAGCAATACCGCCTGCTCATCCAGTTTATCGAACTTCGCTCGGCAGAGGCGCTCAAGGGTTATTCTCCTGAGCCTTCGGAACGGGAGGCAGCATAATGGCAACCCGTGCACACACCGAGGCAAAGAACCTCTGGTATCGCGACAGCGGCATTCTCGAATGTGAAGAATGCGAAGGTCATGGCGTAATCGACAAGACCCCTTGGGCGCATGGTAACGATCCTGACCGCCGGGAAGAAGATTGCAGCCATTGTGATGGCATCGGGCATAACGAGTGCCCAGTCTGCGGGCTTGGTATTCCGCTGGATGCCTTCGACTGCCTCGTTTGCGACAATGCGCGGGAAATCCCTGAAGCCCTCATGACGGACGATACTGCCGACCAGATCGGCAAGGCGTTCGCTCGGGCCTTCATCAAGATCAAGCATCACCACGAACGGGTTGCACAGGCTGAACAGGCCGAAGCCCGTCCTGCTGGCAGTTATGTGCCTGCACAGGAGGCGGCATGAGCGATCGCGAAACCTACGAGCGCAACGGGTGGGCAGATGGCCGTTTAGGTCAGGCCTATGACCTGATCTACGCTGCAATCACCGATCATCCTTCCTGTGCCGATGCCCTGCGCAAACTGCGCGAGGCAGTCGAGGACATGGATATCGCACTTGGTGACGAGGAAACGATATGAGCAGCAAGACACCTTGGACGCCGGGGCCGTATTCGGTTCATCCGTACAGTGCCATTCAGACTCGCAAGTTCGCAAAGGACGGTACTTACGAGTACGCGGCCATCACGATTGGCGCTGGCGACAAAATGCTTGGTGAAGTCCGCTTTGCCACCGCCTCTGCGGGCTATCCCTGCATCGACAATGAAGCAGAAATGGTCGCTACGGCAAACCTCTGGATGGCCGCGCCTGAATTGGTCACTGTTCTGCACGAGGGGCGCCGAGCGATTGGCGATCACCACGCGCCAGACGATTGCTACGCCACTGGGCCCATGACCGGAGACGCTTTCCGCGACTTGGTACAGTGCCCTGCGTGTAGCTTCATAGCGATGCATGAAGCCCTTCTCTCTCGCATTGAGGGAGAGAAGTGATGGGAGCGCCAGCCCTTCGCGGCTTCTACTTCGACAAGCTGCCCCCCGTTAAGCCGACACTGCTTCAACTGGCCACCCGCGCTGCCCTCGCACAACGAGACTTTGACCGCGTTGCCAGTGGGCAGATCGCAGCCAACTTCGGTGAGGCAGAACAGGAAGAACGGGAAGCCGCTGAGGCATTCTTTGCCGCGCTTGAACAGGAAACCGGAATTGACCGGATCATGTTCGCAAAACTCGGGGGGCTCGCATGACCGACCGCCATCACATCGCAGGCTTTGTCCTTGGCCTCTTTCTCGCCGGTGTCTTTGCCCTCTTTGTCGGCAACATCGCTCAGGGAACCGTGACCTGTGCCCGCGAGAAGGCCGCGCAGTGCCCGGAGATGTTCATATGAACCGCCCCGCGACCCGCGACGGAGAGCCCGCGTTCCTGAACGCCCCGCCCCGCAAACGCGCTGCCGTGCCGATGAAGGCATGGATGATGGCGCACGACGAGAAACCCCGCGCCCCGTTCTGGCGGCGGCTGATTGGGAGGGTTTGATGGCTCTCAAAATACACAATGACGTGCTGCAAGGCAGTGACGAATGGCTGCAAATGCGCTGCGGGCTGATGACCGCCAGCGAAATGAAGCTGGTTCTCACGCCCACCGGCAAGGTCGCAAACAACGACAAGACCCGCGCCCACGCCTTCGAACTGGCATTCCAGCGGATCACTCAGTTTGTCGAGCCGCAATATGTGTCGGATGCGATGCTGAGAGGGCAAGAGGACGAGATCTATGCCCGCGAAGCCTACCAGGAGCATTATGCGCCGGTAGTCGAAACAGGCTTCATCACGAACGATCGCTGGGGCTTTACCATTGGGTACAGCCCCGACGGATTAGTCGGCGATGACGGCCTGATCGAATGCAAATCGCGCTGTGGCAAATACCACGTCCAGACCATCGCGCAGGACGCGGTGCCAGACGAATACGTGTTGCAGCTGCAAACTGCGTTGCTGGTCAGCGAGCGGCCATGGATCGACTTCATCAGCTACTGCGGCGGGCTTCCCGTCTTTGTGAAGCGCGTCGAGCCAGATCCTGAATTGCAGGAAGCCATCATCGCAGCGGCAACCGCGTTCGAGGATCGCGTGCAGAGCGTGATGGCTGATTACCGCGCCACGCTGGTGCGCATGCCCAAGTTGATCCCGACAGAACGCAAGGAATACGAGGAGATTATCGTATGAACGATATGGTAGATATGTCGCATTTCGTTGAAGCGAAGTCCGACCAGCTTAACGCCGACGATCTGATCGGCGCACCCCGCACCATCACCATCCGACGCGTGACCGGCAACGACGGCGATCAGCCGGTTTCCATCTACTTCGAGGGCGACAACAACAAGCCGTTCAAGCCCTGCAAGACCATGCGGCGCGTCCTGCTGGCCGTGTGGGGCCGTAATGGTGCCGATTACGTGGGCCGGTCGATGACGATCTATCGCGACGATAGCGTGACTTTCGGCGGGCTCAACGTGGGCGGTATTCGCATCAGCCACATGAGCCACATCGACAAAGAAACGGTCGTCGTGGTCATGAAGACCAAAGGCAAGAAAGCCGGGATCAAGGTTTATCCCTTGATCGACGGACCCAAGGAAGATGCCGCGCGCAAATGGGCCGATCAGTACATCGGCGCCGTCGGTATCGCCGCGGATGACAGCGCGCTCGATACCCTCATTGCGAAGCACGACGCGCGCCTCGCCAAGTTGATGGATGCCCGTCCCGAACTGCACGCGGAATGTCTGGCTGCCGTCGATGCGCGTCGCTCGTCGTTT